ATCTCCCGGCAACATAGGAGTACCTAATACAATAGAAGGTACACCTTTAAGTGGGATATACATTGATTCAGTTAAGAAATGGTCTTCAACCTTATGTATTTGTCCCATATTTAATGGATTATCTGGGTCTCGAAGTATGTCATCAGCAATTAAAGCTCCATTTACATGCATACCTCTTTTAAATGAAAATAAACCTCCGTGAGCTATTTCTACGGGATTATTATTTATATAATATCTAAACGAATAGTCTGCCTTCGGACTTCGGTTAACCATCCATTCTTTTAAAATAGGATTTCTATTCACAGTTTTATTAATTTCGCTAAGATGATACCTAGCCATATGGTCGCTATAAGATAGATATAGCACAGAACAGTCCCTGCCAGCTTTTAAGAGCCTCCAAACGCTAAAGGCGTGTCCTAATAGGGTAGACTTAAAATGGAAGCGTGGGAGAATAGCAACGTAGTTCAGACCTTCTTCAACACATCTCTCTACATCTTCAGCAACTACACCTACATGCCAAGCTTGAAAATATTCTGGATGGTCAAAAGATAGGCTCCAAATATCACGTAAGAATTCCCAGAAGCTTCCTACCTTAATTGCTTGACGTGCTTCTAAACCATCAGCTAATCTTGCTAATGCGTCTTCAAATGTAGTTGAATGTTGATTACTCATTATCCGTTTCGACCAATGCCTTTAATTTTATAGCTACCCTGCTTAAAATATCAGGGTCTGTTACTTCATCTACGAGAACTCCCATAACATCTTGTATAAATTGTAAACTTACCAATCCAGACATTACAGCTCTCTCGCCTTTAATTCCCAAGTCTAATGCTTTCGCAGCATCGAATGCCCTATCAAATGTTTGTACATTTAATTCCGCTGATGCCTTCCTACGTAAACCTTCATAAGTATCTAGATGCTCTTCCTGTAGTCGAGCATACCGTTGAGTCTCGGTTTCTTTAACTCTCTCAACTGCATCGGCTCGTGAAACCGCTCTAGTCTCCCCCCATTTATACTGGTTTGCCCATGCATAAATAGTTGAAGGTTTAACTTGTATGTTAAACGTATCACTAACTTTTTCTGCAATCTCTCTAGCAGGTTTCCCTTCTAAAAAGAATTCCATAGCTTTAGTTTTTACTTCTTGTGGTATTCGCTTTGGCATCCTATATCCTATTGATAAAAATTATTTGGGTCTAGTCCACCAAAACCATCATCTGATATATGTTGAGAATCTATATTCCCACCTAATGGACTCCCATCGGAATTCAAGAATCGAGTAAAGTCTATATGACCTGCTGTTTTATTAGCCGCCGAAAAACAAAAGGGAACTTTTACAGTTGTGTTTTTGCTTGGCTCAACTTCTTGAAATTTAATTGAAATTTCATCCTTTGTACAGATGTTAGGCCAAATATGTTCCTGTTCTCCAATTGGTTTATACATTTTGTTTTTCATTATAGAACTACTAGTACGTTGTAGGTCATCTATTTCTTGGTTATATTTACACTCGGTAAATTTACACCAGACAACCGTACCATATTTATTTTTAACGTCCTCTATAGTTGGCAAATCTTTTGGAAATGTATCCTCATACTTTCGTATTTTTTTCTTTGCCGGTCCTATAAATGCTTGTCTAATCTCAGGGCCTACTTTCTGTAGCCCACCCTTTCCTAACATAGTTTATACTCCTTTATCCTTCAAGTTCTGGAAGCTCATCTTTATGTCTCCTTTTTATCCATAACGAAATACAAGCCGCATCACACCAATCCTGTTCAGGAAATATATCTCCCCACTTATCAACAGTAAAGGCTTTAATTGCCTGCTTGTTTAAATTCCCTTTCCCTAAAATATATTTTTTCCAATGGCGATTATCAACTGGGATACAGTCAATTTTATGCTGGTCACACAGAAGTCTTACTCCATGTACAACTCCAGCAATCTCCATCGTGGATTTAGGGTTTTGAATAAAGATAGCTGCTTCAACAGCAGCTTCTATCCTTACTTTTATTTTACTCAAATCTTCCGCAAATTTACGAGCAATTTGCAAACTTCTTAGATTAAAATCTTTTTCAGAGCTCCCCCATTTTCCCTGTCCAATAACTGTTTCGGAACTATCAATTAATATCGCATGTACTGCTTTAGATGAACAGTCAATCCCCATGTATACAGTTGAAGGGAGGTCTTCAAAAATCTGCCAATTTCCTTCATTCTTTACCAAACTCTTCCTCTACTATTTCGTGCATATCTAATACGCAATTTCGTAAATCCGTTACACATTTTCTAAGGGTATCAATATCTTGATACACGATAGCGTAACGCATTCCCCTTAATATAATCTCCGCTTTATTAGACGTATCTAATAACTCATGGTCATCTATAGTTTTAAAACGCTTACCCATAAGCTATCCATGACCTATCTTTTTTAACTTCAGTTTCCATAAGTTCTACAATTTTCTGGCAGGTGGGTTTTTCTGCCTTTTTATGTTTAGAACAATAAGTGCCTTTTATCTGCTGTTCATATACTTTATCTTGGGCTTCTTCAGCTGAGTCAGCCATTACCTCAATAGCATGAACTAGTCTATGTTCAACCCATATTCTATATCTATTTGATTTAGCCGCCATGTTCTACCCCCATGCTTTTGTATTGTCCCTACCCATATTGCGTAAGGTTACAACTCTGGAGACTGCATCATAGGCAGACTTATATGCATTAAGCAAACCAGATACCTTGATATGAATAGCTTCTTGCCCAATAATTTCTTTCCGTAATTCTGTTAAGTTGGGGTAGCGCTCAAATGCAGCCCCTCTAACTTCTTCCCTAGTAAGTTTCTTTTTACCTTCTTCTTCCCGTTCATCCGCTAACTTATAAATAGCAGTAGAATACCTTTCATTAAAAGCAGCTTCTAATGCTGTTTTAGTTGCTGTTACATCAGCTAATTGATTTTCTAAATAGGCTTTGTAGCCACCAAACATAGTTAAAAACTCTTCTAATTGTGAATTAGTAGCATTCATAAGATTAGTAAAATCAACACTATAATCTTTTGTAACTTCTTTGCCTATTGCTGGAATAGATAACTCAGTTATAAATGTTTCTGCATTTGTTAATGCAGTTAATGGTGACCATCGTTGTGCTTCAGCCATTCTTAATCTTCTCTCTTACAAGCGCAGTATCTATAACCAGTACATTTTTCCGGCTGACTAGTCATATTCATAATACGATTACATCTATCATAAATTTCTTTCCAGTGTTCAGGGTCCTTCTTAACTTCAAACGCTTTAATCTTCTGGTCGTTCTTACATTCATATAATACCACACCATGTTGGTATCCCGTAAGATTTAAATAAATTTGAATTTGTACAGTATGTTCAGGTTTAGGTTCTTTCAGAGCATTAAACCCACGTTGATTAATAGATTTTAATTCAATTAATAACTGTTCATGTTCCGGATGGCTAATTAGAAAATCTAACCTGCCAGAAATAGGAGGGTCATCTGCTTTAATAACCGACTCTGTTTCTAAAAGAACATCCATCTTTTCAAAATACTTCTCATATCTATACCCTAGATAATCTCCGCAATCAAATATACGCCGAGCTACGGCACTTATTTCCTCTTCTTTAACTAAACCGTTGTAACAATTATATAAGTATCTATCGCAAATACTTCCTAGCGCAGAAGGGTAAAACACCCCTTGTCTAGCGGGGCGTTGAGCTTCTTTCAGGCTACTATCTATACTCTTGAGTAGCCACTTATCTTGTACACCGTCTAGACTATCTTCTAGCAGCTCTCCAAGGCTCGCCATAATTCCTCCTGAACTCGTTGTTTAGTATCTGCTCTAATATGGAAAATGTATTCTATTGAAGGATTTTCCATTAATGTTATATCTCGTTGCATATCTCTTTTCTTTAAATGTCCATATACACCATCAGCTTCGATAACAAACTTTAAATCAGGTATCCAAAAATCTACTGTATATGTATAAAATTGTTTTTGTTGTTCAAAACGCATACCCATTTCCGATAAACAATCAGCAATTATATTTTCTTGATTCGTAAAATCGGTCGGTTTTATGTTCATGCTACCTCTTGTTTAAGGGCATCAATTTTCTCTGGGTTATCTATAAAAAATTGTTTTAACCCATTTAACCCCATAACTTTATCTTCCTTGTAATTATACCAAGCACCTGCTCTAGTAATAAGTCCAACATCTATAGCTTCTCTAATAAAGCTTTCTAATATGTCTATTCCGCCGTCCACCCTAAATGGCACAACAGCCGACCTCCAGTTCTCACCACCCACTTTACTCTTGCGTAATCGCACTTCCATATCAAAACCAACTCTTTGCTTGTTTTCTTCAATCCAGC